TTCTTACGCTCATACGCCTGAGCCTTATTCTTACTATCTCGATAGTCGTGTCCTTCATCTCGTTGTGTCATTCTTGTACCTCTTCTATTTCTTCTATTGCAAAGTCCCCCGCTGAATTAGACCAATCATTACTTTTGTAATCATAGGCACTTATTTCGCTTGCGATTTTCTCTGCTTGTTTTTTATCTTTTGCTTTTATTTCTGTTTCATAAACAGCGTAAATAGTTTCGCCCGCTGTGACTTTGTATGTTTTCATTTGTCCCCCTCTTCATCATCATTTAAACTATGATGCCAAAAAATTATGTCATTTTCTACATCATACGTTGCACCACATTTTTGAGCGTGTTCTAATTCGTGATCTTCATAACTAGAAATATACCCCCAATTTGTATGTCCGTAGTTTTCTAAACAATATTCATCTATTTTTTCTGATACATCTTGTGCCATATTATCCCTTCTGCTCGCTCGCTTGTTGATTTAAAGGAAAATCGTAGAACTCCCAATCATCCTCACATATTTGTACTTTAAATTTATCGGGTAATAATTTCTCATTTACCCCTGTTAAACATTCAAATAATTGACTAAAGTTTTTACATATTACTTCTTGCCCATCATCGCTTGTTATTCTTACATAGTTATTACTCATATTATCCTTTCTGCTCGCTCGCTTGTTGTTTTACTTCTATATTATCTTGCAATGCCTCAAATAAATTTAAAGCACTACAAATTAATTTTGCCCGCTCTTTATCATCACAAAATGCAACAGTTTCAATTTTACCGTTATGCAAATCGTAATTAACTGAATTTTTTTCTGCAAAATAATAACCTTCAAATACGTCCTTATCAAACATATCTATATTTACATCAAAAGTTTTTTTCATATTATCCTCTCTGTTCGCTTGTCGCTTGTTAGTTTTACAACAGACGCTCGCTTGCGCTTGCGCCCGTTGGTGGTGTCACTCTTTATAGAGGCGTACACACTCACAAATCGACCTCTATTCGCACAAAATTAAACATCTTGCACAAATCCTTTAATATGTTTATTTTTATTACAAAATTTTTTTAACCTACAATAAAATTTTATTGATCGTTTATTGGCTTTAATTAAACTTTTATATTGTTTAAATAATTTTTTACTTTTTGAAATCCGTTCCGTTGAATCCATACAATGCAATATAAATTCATTTAACATTTTAATTCTATTTTTATGATTATAATATGCTAAATCTTTATATATAGCCCCGTCTCGTTTTTTGTAATGCTCGTAAAATATATTATACATCTTGCACAAATCCGTTAAAATCTTTTTTTGCCTTACCTTTAGCAATCAAACCAACTACAACTTTTTTCGGGTCTAAGTGTCTAAGGTCATGTTTATCACCATTAATAACTTTACGTCCCAACCATTTTTTAGGTAGTTTTTTTCTAAATACTGTTGCAATATTGTATTCAGTTTTTAATACTTGTTTAATATCATCTAAATTATTCTCAGCTTGTGAGTAAGTTAAGCTGTAATTTTTTGGTAGTTTTTGTAATAGTCTATTTTTTATTTTTGTATAATCTATAAATTGTACGTTCGGGTTATTGTCCATTAAATTTTTGCCGTTCTCTAATCTATAACGCTCGAAGGGTAAGTCGCTTGTCCCGTTTAATCTCACAGTATATTTCAATTTTTTTCTTTTTGCCCTCTCGCTTGAGAGTTTTATTTCACGGTCTAAATGATTTAAGAATTTTTGCCTATCAGCTAAGAAGTAATATTTTTTGTTTAATCTTGATTTTTGAACGCTTGTCATTTGTCCCCGTCCACTTGTATTTAAACACATTTTAACACAAACGGGGCTAGAACTAGGGCATATATTAACCCCACCTATATTTGAGGGCGCAAGGTGTAATATTTCGCTTAAATATTTAAACTTACTTGATTTTGCCATTTTAAAGGTTGAACTACCCAAAAGCTTTTTTTGTTCTTTATATTTATATTTCATACTTTCATTTTTTTAGGGTCTATTGTATCTGGTGAGAGCGTACAGCTCCGAAACACAACAGACCCATATTTAAGGACAATAAATTAAACAATTAATTGTCAATATCCTATATAATCCCTATTGACAATATTGTCAATAGTGATATAAAAAAAATATAAAGACATAAACAATAAATGAAAGTGAGGACATAATGAGTAAAGCGACATATCCGACTAAGTATCAGTTGGCACATTTAAAAGAGCGTATCAATTCAGAAATTGACCCTTTAATAGATCAAGCTGAATTAAGTGTTAAATCAATAGTTGCTGATTTAACTGAAATCGCTGAATTAAAACTAGCCAAAAAAATAAAAGCTGATGTTGTTATAAAAGAACTTGAACAAGCTATCGAGAACTTAGAAATAAAACAACGTAAAGCCCAAACCTTTTTTGGTAAAATAAAAGACCCTAAATTAAAAGACAAATTAAGTTATAAATTTGATAAAAAAGACAGGGATAATTATTATTCAAGATCTAATTATGGTTCAAGGGGTATAATGCCTGATGATTGTAGGGATCAACTTAGAGAATGGGCGCAATATTTGGCACAAATAGAAGCGGAAAAAACACCTGAAGGCGCAAAAGTTAAAGAACTGAAATTGTATAAACAAAGCGCAATTAATTCAGTTTTTGAGTGTGGTGTACCAGAACAATTAAACATTGTACTTGAGAAGGTTTTATCTGGTGTGGGCATTGTTTGGAATAAAACAAAGGCGCTACAATTAGAAAATAAAAACTATAATTAACACTTGACACTATGAGGGATATTATAATAATATCCCTCATATAAAGATATAAACAAACAAATGAAAGTGAGGACATAATGACAGACTTATTTATGGACATACTAAAACCAATGCAAGAAAATCAATTATCGTCGTCAAGATATGGACGCTTAGGTGCTTTAAAAGATTTATTAATGGAATTAAACACCATGAAAAATAATCTTGATTTTACAAGTTATATTAAGATAAAAACATTGATTGAAGGGTCAATCAATAAAGTTAAGCAAGATATTAAAAACAATGAAAAATTTGCTGACCCGTTTTTAGATAAAATGTAATAATGTGCTTGATTAAAAAACATAAAAAATATCAATATTTATATCTTAAAGAAAAATTGATTAGTAGAGATTATGAAGCTGATAAATTTAATATAAAAGATTATAGAGGTATTTTTTATGAATATTGGTTAAAAAAAATTAACAAAAAATATAATTATGACTAAATGCTATAATTGCAATAAAGACAATAATTTAATTAAATTTGACACTATAAGCGTCTGTCAAGATTGCTATAAAACCAAAATTATAGACAAGGGGCTAGAACATAAAGACAAAAAATTAATTGAATTTAGTTTTATATTCAATAGATCATTTAATATAATAGAGTTTCCAAAATGATATTTGACTTAATATTAATAATAGGCGGTTATTTAGTATGTTATCTATTAATAAAGACCAAAAAAGAAATAAAGTAATAGAAAAAAGACTTTTAAACAAAAAAGATTTTTTAATTATTGCGGGGCGTGACCCCGATTTAAACATAGATAATTTAAAGAAAATGAAAGTTAATGAATTAAGGGCATTGTTTAAACTAACTCACTCAATAGATGGCAATTTAAAAGACATGAGGGGCAATTGTTTCGGTTGTTTAACGTCTTTACGCCATGATTATACAAGTAAATTAAATAAAAATTACTGTATGGATTGCCTTTAATACTACCATTATCACGGAATAAAAAATCAGCATAAAATATATATTTTCTTAATTTTGACCACGTGTCTAACACGTGATACTTGCAAAAAGCCGTGAGCCGTGAACCATGTTTCAAACTTTTTGTAGCTTGATCGCTTGTCCATTGTCCCTGGATCATGATCGCTTGTGCATTTTCACGTGAAAATTCTAGCTTGTGCCTTGAAAAATAAAATAAAAAATAAAAATTTCTTAAATTATTAAAGGGTCATATAGATCCGTACGATGCTTGAAGCTCTCTATATGACCCTCTAATAATATCCGTAGGTTTTAAAGCTGTTAACCTACGGATAACGAGCCGTGAACCAATGCCCACGGCTCAAGAAACTTTTTAACTTATTTTATGTTCACTAACTCCACCGATTATAAAATCTGGTTGAGTTTTGATTTCGATTTCCTTACCTGTTAACTTAGCCGTTTTAAATAACTGATCATCTATATAAAAATGATAAGTTCTCGTGCCATCCTCGTATTTTTTATGGGTCACACGCGTTCTTACAAATTCGTGTGAATTGCTTTTACTTGTACCAATTAAGATTTCATTTGTGCCGTCATTTTTGACGCCATAACATTTAGACCCCTTATAAATACAAGCCGTTATTTTATTCCATATTGGATATGATTTAGTCATATATTGTCCTCCATTATCCTATTGACAATATACTTAAATCATGATATTGTCAACCTAATTATGGATACTGATTGTTTAAATGAAAGTGAATTTATAGATTGGCATTCTTATGACTTCCATGTTAAAATTTGGAATAATCAAAGAATAGAAAAATTTATTTATTCTACTTATGAAAAACAGGAAGTAATTAATTATATAAAAAAAGAATATCCAGATTGTATAATTAAATCTATAAGGCGGGGAAAATTAACATACCCCGAAATTCATGAAAAAGTATTAAAATATAATGAGGACAATAAAAATGAAAAAACAATATAATGTTTTATTATCACCAAAAGAAATTGAATTATTAAGAGATTGTATAGATTTTCAATTTCAAATGTCTGGTTATGATGACCCATTAAACTGGGATAAGATAATCGAAGATAAACAAACCATAAATAAATTAATTAACATGGAAACCAAATTAAAAGATATTATTCCTATTAAAGATTATTGGTATCCAAAAGATAAAAAACCAAAACAATTAGAATTTAATTTTAATTAATACACTCTCAATTAGTTAACACCGCCCATGTTTCATGGGCGGTGTTTTTTTATGCGTGGTGCGTGGTTCGTGGCGCGTGGTTCTTTTATAATCTAATAGAGGTACCAACTCGACACCAAAAATCGAAAGTGGCAAAGCCCCCACCCCCCTTTTTTTATAGATAGGGATCCTAATGTATGTATATATATGCTTG